TGAATATCCAGCTTGACCAGCTTGAATATCACCAACATGCCGTGTTAGTGTCAGTCGTCATTATAGACGGTTCGGAATCAAAGTTGACGCATGCCATGATGCAAGATCCAACGCTTGAATGGAAGTATAAATTTAGTGTGCATGGAGTGAATAACTGTGATTCGATCATGATGAAAAAGTTAGGGACTGGTGACGGTTGGGATCATTTGCTTTATGATAGTATGTATCAAGTGAAATTACAACATTCCTTGAGCACGCGCCAACTGTGGTCTCGCGTCAGTCGTACAAAGTTGGGATTATCACTATCGACAGTGCACAGCATACACCAGCATATCTGCTCCATAAACAATACCAACGTGACTATTGGGAAAGTATATTTAATTGTGTTTGAATTTGGTGTGACTTTGGGACTCACCGTCCGAGCCACGTCGGGGGAGAATTTATTGGTCACACAATTGGAGATTAAAGATGGCCTGCTGTTAATGATAGACATTGGTTGCAAGCTTGAGACTCACACTGTGATTGGTAGAAGTAAAGATGAAGACCATGTGGCAAAGCCGCTTAACGTGCAAACAAAAAACCGGTTGTCCACACATCCAATAAATTGTTTGACTTCCACGGATTTGTTCAAAGAAGGTGATGAATGTGTCGTGATATATGAGTATGATAATAGAGGGCATGATAAATACGACGAGCGTAAATTGATTGCTTCTAGCAAGCGGCAAATTTGGATTGAGCAGCACGACAAGGTTTGTTCCCTTGAATTATTTAACAAAACATACGGGGCAACTTTACGGCAAGTTTTGTCATCAGGCAACTTAAGTACTGTAATGGACAGCACCAACTATGGTCTGAAATGGTGTTTTAACGCACTTTGTCTATTCTTAAATTTTGAAGTGAGATTTAGGGGTGGGCTAATCACGTCGACGTTGCCTGAAGAGTTGCACTCACAATTTGATGCAATTGTATGTAGAGTAGAGCGGCAAGAAGAAATACCTGAAGACATGAAAGAGTTAACTAAAGAACAATGGATTCATTGGTTGAACATAGATGATAGTAAATTTGTGCCGTTGGCAAGCCAATGCATGGTAAGCAAGGATGGCAAGTATTTGTCAAAGGTGGTGGCCACGCATAGGGTGAAACCGACAGCCGATAATTGGCTACGTCTGGTGTCGGATCGATTTTGCATTGTTGCTTCAGCGACTGTATTTGAGTTAGAGCACTGTGTTTGGTTGACTAAACCAATTATAGGCGGTGACATAGATGTCGATTCTATGAATGATGTAGGAGTGGTGTTAACTGGCCAATCACGGGATTGGTGGCATCCCATTGTTCACGACAACTCTAATAAGAAATTGGACATCACTCCGATCGCGGATATCACGGTGTTTCATAATGACGTAAATACTTTGCAAGCTAGCCGCTGGTCCAATATGGTGACGCTCAATGCATTGTATTTAGAGGAACCACCTGATGAAGTTGACATCGAATTGCGACTTGATGCGGACGTTATGCATCGTTCTGATATATTCCAACAAATTGTGCCACATGAAATTCAGAACTTATGGATCAATACGGATTTGTCAATGGATCTGAGACAATATGCACCAATCAATAAAGGGACCGTTCGCAGCAGAGAAAACCCTGACAAAGTGAGTGCATTTAAGAAAAATCTATTGAACGAGAGCACTCCGATGGAAAGTAGGCCCATCTTGTCTAAGTGGACTTTTGAGGAACATAGAAGTATAACCGGCCGTCTCAAAAGTAAAATTAAATACAGATTGCCTGAAAAGACAAAATCAACTCCTGACCGTTTACAACAATTGATCAAAGTGTATTTCATTGAAGGATTTGTACCATATATCGATTCATCCCAATTATTGGACGTGGACATGGACAAGACTAGAGATTGGATTGCTGGCAGGCCTGATGCGGAAAAGATCCAAGCCGAATTACAAACGTTGTTACGCGAAGAAATAGGGGTCGTGCCATTAAATGCCATTAACGTGCACATTAAATTAGAAAGTTTATTAAAGGAAGATCCTATCATGCATTGGGGTCAACATCAAGCTCGTGCAATATTCTGGCAGC